TCCATCTTTGGCCATTCACTCACCTCTTTTCGTTGATGGGTCTATTACCCTGTTTGAAACCGCGAATTTTCACGCGTTACCCCACGCCGCTGTCCGCTTTGAATAGTTTTAGAGATTTGACCGCCCCCACCGGTCGCCGCTCTCGACGGTGATTCGAGAGTGACAGGATTTACAAAGAGCCATGAGGTTACTCTTCTCATTGCCGCCGCCTTTGGATAAGGGGAGGAGGTGGTGTACCTCTTCGGCGGGAGTGAGCCTACCTTGTTTCTCGCACTCCTCACAAAGAGGATGCGACTTGATGTAGCGGTCGCGGATACGCTTCCATGCACGACCGTATCTTTTGTTGGAAGCAGGGTCACGTTCGTACCGGTTATAGTGTTTGGTCATAGTCTTTTGATGCTCGGCACAGTATTGCTCGCTGTCTGCAAGCCGACCGCAGCCGGGGTAAGCGCAGGGACGCTTTGGTTTGTAGGGCATCGTTTCACCTCCTTTGGGGCATAAGAAAAGCCCCCGCAGGATTTCTCCGACGAAGGCTTTCAGGATTCTATTTTGCTAACTTTACCATAACACAAAGGCAATAGTAGAAAACAGTAGAATTTACTGTATGCTTTCCGGAAGGCTCACCGCACAGAGGGCTTTTCTGTGTATGCGATAAACATTGTCGATGCTGTAATTCATATCCACCGCAATCTGCTCCCAGGTCTTGAAGCAGAGATAGCGAAGTTCTAAAAGGGTTTGATATTCAGCGTGTTCTACATTTTTAATAACCCTGACCATTTCACATTTTAAATCTACAAGAAGGTCAATGTCACGGTTGATTTCGGCTTGCAGATCCACAATCTTAGCAACGGCATCTGCCATCATAGATGTGCTGCGGGATGGGTTTTTCGGCATTCCCGTAAGTGTTGATGTACATTTTGTGGCAAGGCCTTTTAACGATTCCAATTGCTCCAGCTTGCTGTTTATGCGTTGGTCCAGGCGATAGGCCTGTCCGAGATATTCTTTTACCGTCATTCTATGACCTCCTTCTTAAGTTTGGTTATAAGCATCTCTGGGTTAACAGTAGTAAGCGATGCATACAAATCGGAACGGAAGAACCGCTCAACTTCACGTTTCGTATTTAATGCCTTTTCATTTTGAGGATGCTTTTTCAGTCTTTTCAGTGCATTGCGATAATCCTTGACCGCTTGTAAAACGATGGCATTTGACAATCTTTCGTATACGTCATTCATGCGATTTTTCTCCTTTCCGACAAATTTGCTTTGACTGCATTAATTAGGTCAGTCTGAGTTTTTTCTTTTTTATGAAGCGCCGTCATGACTTGTTCGTCAATCGTTCCTTTTGCAACGATGTGGTGGATAACCACCGTATCACGTTGACCTTGACGCCAAAGCCTGGCATTGGTCTGCTGGTAAAGTTCAAGGGACCATGTAAGTCCGAACCAGATGAGGGTAGAGCCGCCGCTTTGAAGGTTCAGTCCATGTCCTGCGGAAGCTGGGTGAATAACTGCAACTGGGATATTTCCGCTGTTCCAATCTGCGATGTCCTTTGATGTTTTAATTTGTCTAACATCAAATCGCTTGCAGATTCGCTCAAGGTCATGGTTGTACCAGTAAGCAATCAGCACGGGTTTGCCATTGGCACCTTCAATCAAATCCTCAAGGGCGTCCAGCTTACGGTCGTGTATGCGATGGGCCATGCCATCCTCGTCGTAAACAGCACCGTTTGCCATCTGAAGGAGTTTGCCGGAAAGAACAGCGGCGTTGACTGCATCAATTTCATCAGTTTTAAGTTTTATGACCATGTCCTCACGGAAGGTATCGTAAATATCTCGTTCGTTTGGACTTAAGTACACAGGGACTTCATTTATCATGCATTCCGGCATTTTTAAGAAATCAGTAGATTTCATGGAGATGGTAATGTCGGAAATAAGTCTGTATATTGCTTTTTCTGCACCCGGAAGCGGTTTATAGGAAAAGACCATCTGTTGATTTCGCTTATCCGGGGTAAAAAAGTTATTACGGTAATGGGTGATGTACCTGCCGAGTCTTTGACCCATGTCGAGTATACGAAATTCAGCCCATAAATCCATAAGTCCGTTGCTGGAGGGAGTACCCGTAAGACCCACAATGCGTTTTATCTTAGGTCTGACCTTCAAAAGACTTTTGAAGCGTTTAGCACTATGGGATTTGAAAGAGGATAACTCATCAATGACCACCATATCGAAGTCAAATGGTATATTGCTCTTGCTCACAAGCCAGTCCACATTTTCACGGTTGATAAGGTAAATATCCGCTTTAGCCAGAAGTGCATTTCTCCGTTCCTGCTCTGTGCCGATTGCCACGGAATAGGTAAGGCTGTGAAGGTGATCCCATTTTTCGATTTCAGCAGGCCATGTATCACGAGCCACTCGAAGAGGTGCGATAACCAGAATTTTATGCGCATCGAAGCTGTCAAAGAGAAGGTCGGTTATTGCCGTCAGCGTTATCACTGTTTTGCCAACCCAAGCCCATATCAAGGAATACTGCAGATATTGGCTTGCTCTCGATAAAATCAATCGCATACTGCTGATACTCATGTGGTATGAACTTCATTTGGCATCACCTCCATTCCAAAAAGCCCGATCTCTCAAATGTAGCTTTGCGTGTTCTGATTGCGATGGAAGCACCATCAGGTTATCCGGGGTATTATTTCTTTTGTTGCCATCAACATGATGGACGACTTCATCATCAGTCAGGGATCTACCAAGCAGTTGTTCTGCCACTACTCGATGTTCATGAACACCGAAATATTTGGCATACGTAACTCCTTTTCCAGAACCCAACCGATAATCACGCAGTTTTTGTCGTGTATCAGGATTCATTCGAGATGGATTTAATACTCGATTAAGCATAGTAAGATGCTCGCTCATTTTTGTAAAATCCTTTAAGTCCATATATCTTTCGGGGTTCTTTCTTTTATTACTGAAATCAGCCAAGCATTTTCTACTACAAAAATTATGTTTCTTAATTTGTGATTTACATCGGAGAATTTCTTTTCCGCACCAATCACAGTTGATTTTCAATGGCATCAAGCACACCTCCAATCTGTTCTACGTTGTCAATGCAGTAAACCAAAAAGCCAAGTTGTTCTAACTGCCTTTTTCTGCGTACTTGCATCGGCCGCATTTTCTTACCCGGTGCTTTTAGTTCAATAAAAGCTAACTTCCCATGCGGTAATAGCACCAGGCGGTCAGGCACTCCATTGATTCCAGGAGCAGTAAACTTAAATGCTATGCCGCCCATGTCTTTGACAGTGGCTTTTAATTTATTTTCAATGGTTTTTTCTAACATAGGTTTCCTTTCCCGCTGTTCCAATGTGCCAAAAAATCTCTATAAATATAAAATGCTGTATATACCTATATCTACTTACACTTTTATTTTTGATAGTATTCTTTGGAACATGGAACAGCATTTATCTATTTGTGCCTGTTTTCAAAGCTTTATTGGTCGTTCCAAGGTAGCATAGGGTTTGGAACTTTCGGTACAAAATCGGTACTTTGGAACAGTTCCAAACTGACTCCCCGCCGAGAGTTCATTCTTTGGAACAAGACTTTGGAACATAAATCCACTGAGGCCCATAGAGTGGGATTCGTATCTTTGCTTTGGAGCGCTCCCAGCCGCCGATGCGGGTGACAATAGCAGATATGTCATTGGCATCGATACGGCGCAGGTTGGCTCTTTCTTTACCGAAGCACTCGCACCAGATTTCCATATTTGAGACGGATTCACGCTTTATAGTCCCAGAGCGTTTCTCACCGCCGAACTCGCTGCCGTTTAAAAAGTTTCTGCGTTCAAACAGATCCATGCTGTCCCAGTCTTCCGGCAGAAGGGTGTCGATGTATTCACGCACCAAGCCTTCACGCTCATCGGATTCCAAAGCCTCACGTTGCTCGGCCTTTGCTAATTTTTCAACGGCATTGTCGAGATACAGCTTTTCACCTTTCTTCACATACACAAGTGCTTCAGCCCAAACTTGCTGAATCTCGTATGCGGAAAGCTGCCATGAATGTTTTGCCTTCCCGCCGGGTGTTTTTACAGGCCAAAACCTGCGGTTGCCCGTGGTATCACGCAGATAACCGGACTCTGCATTGGTCGTGCCGAAAAATACGCACTGCCTTAAGTGCGGGGTTGCACGTTTGCCAAAGGAAGCACGGTAGATATCATTCTGCCTTGATATGAAGGAGCGGAGGGTTTCAACTTCGGCTTTGCGAAGCCCTGCCAATTCACCTATTTCAAGAATCCAGTAGCCTTGCAGCTTTTCAGCGGCAGTTTTATCTTTGGTATCACTTAAGTTCAAGCTGTCGGAAAACCACTCCCTGGCAAGCTTTGATATGAGTGTGCTTTTACCGACACCTTGGGGACCGTTTAGCACAAGCATGGAATCAAACTTGCAGCCGGGATTCAGTACTCTGGCAATAGCGGCACAGAGCGTTTTCCTTGTCACAGCCCGAACATATTCGTTATCATCTGCTCCAAGATAATCAATAAGCAGCGTGTCCACGCGCGGAACTTCATCCCACTGGGGCAGGCTGTCAATGTACTCACGGATGGGATGGTAGGAGCGGTCATCGGTAACCTTTGCCACGGCTATTTCATAATTCCTTGCAGAGAAGGTGCCGTAATGTTTGTCGATATAACTAATCAGCTGGGCATCGTCTGCGTCTCTCCAAAATTTGCTCGGATGGCTCCACGGCACTTCACCTTTTATCTCCATGCCATCCAACTGCTCGTTAAACACGATGTCTTTTAAATTGGGGTCGTTCTCCAGGATAAGCGTAAGGTTACGAAGAGAGTTCTTCAGCACCTTGGAGCGAGGTTCGTACTCAAGGCGTGAAAGCCAGTCTGTATCATCGATAAAATCATCTAAGGCTTCCTGCTGGCGCTCCAGTGCAATTGCAAGTTTTATCTTGTCATCCTCAATAGCAAACTGACACATTTCCTTAAAGGAGGGCAGCTTGCTCGGAGGGGTTTCTGCTGATGCCTTATCGTCCAGCCTGCCGAACTTATGAATTCGCACTGCATCAAAGGCGTTCATAAGCTGACCGCAAGCCGGGTCGGTGGCGTGATGGGAATATGCGAACTTATCATCGTAAATGACTACACCTGCACTGCTGTCAGCAGGAATATAGTCGAACCTGCCTTCCATCGCTGAGGGAGCGTAAACATCCGGTAGAAACTTTTCAATGGCCTCCGTAATGCTGTATGTTCGGCAGAAGGTTCCAACGATGCCGGACTTTTCGAGTGGGTCCTCTTGATGCTTTCCGGTATAATCAGTGACCTTGCTTTCCCTTGATGATGTTGGAAGAAGAGAGCAATCCCGCCAATTTGGATGCTTGGCTAAGTACTTATCAGGGTCGAGCCATTCGCCATCACAAGACTTGAATACATATTCACCATTTGAAGGTGTAGTAGGCCAGTACATCAACTGATGAGGGCGGTAGCTGCATTCGTCAAACATATCCATGCCGAGATCTTCCGAGAAGTAGCGGGCAATTGCGATGTATTCATCCGGCGTAACATCTCTGGTCAGCGGAACGAGGACACGAACCCTCGGCGCTTCCGGGGTGTGACCGTGTGTGGTGTATAAGCACGAAGCATATTTATGCTCTGCCTCATATCTTGAAATAAAATCCTTGTCCGCATGATCGGCATCGTGGGTCAGCATGGAACGGTAGGCTACATTTTCGCGTTTGCGCCTGTTGTCTTTAAGGTGACCGCCTACAAAGCCACCTTTGTCTTTTACTCTGTCGCGCTCCGCTTTGGGCAGTTTCGGATATTCTTCAACTGTCTCGGAAGTGCGAATTGTGTGTTCAAGACGGCTGCAGAGTTCTTCAAAGCGGATGATTTTATTTGACCAGTTCTTTGCAGAACAGCTGTTGCCGTATGCGATTGCTAAATCACGCATCTTCTGATACCTCCTTATAATTTAAGCCGAAATATTTAACCCCCTGGCCACGTTTCTTGGCTTTTGCAATCTCAATAGCCATTCCGTCGGATATGCGGTCACCGAATACCCATACCTCTTGGCACTTGCCCATAATGACCAAATCTATAAAGAGAGCGAGGTCACGCTCCTTAGGATTACTGTCATCCATGAATTGTGGCAGAAGCAGATGCATGGCGATGGGAATACAGCCGCTGTTAAGTGCAAAGCGGCAATGCGCCCGTGCTTTTTTCACGTTTTTCTCCACATTCCCGGAATAAGGGGAGCAGATATATACAAGGGGTCTGAAGGGCATCTTTTTTGACTCTCTTTCAATTCGGGTCAAAGCTTCATATGCTGTTGGGTCATAGTAGCCTTCAGCGTTAAATTTGTTTATGCTCATGAGTAATTCGCCCTCCGTACTTTTCAATCAAATCTTCTCGGCCAATCTCCACCAGACGCCTGTAACTTGCAAGTCTTGCTGCTTCAACTTCCTGTTTTGTTTTGTAGAAGGTGCAGTCTAAATCTGAGAAACCTTCTGATTTCAGAGCGATGCAGCAACCTTCTTTATTAGCGAAACAATCAATATGCGTATTGCACTTTGGAAAATCATTTTTCATGGTGAGCCTCCTAATCTTTTTTATAAAATTCACATTCGTAGCCATCGGCACTAA